GATTATGGATTTAACAAAAGGTGATGAAGATTTACTTACATTAATTGCAAACAGAACATTAAAATTTGAAGGTAAAGTAATTACTTTTGATGATTTTGCAAGATGGACACCAGCAAATCAAAATTTAATAAAGAAATTTTTGTCTAGCAAATATGATATTGCTGCACCAAATGTTTTGTCTACACCAGATTGGATAGCTAATTCTCAAATAAAAAATCAATTATTTGTAGAATTTAACAAAGCAACAGAATTTTTATGGTACACATTAGGTGAGTTACCAGATGCTGAATTACAAAGAATACCTACATTTACACAATACTACTGGCAAAGTGTGGCATCACAATTACCATTTGGTGACATAAAAGTTGTTCAACATTTTGATGATTTAATAAAACAAAACAAAGTACCTCCATCAGTACAAGAATTATATGATGCAGGTAAAAATGCTGCTATTAAAAAATATGGTTCGCTAGAAGAAGCTGTAAAACAAATCCCTGAAAATATGAGATTGACTATTGATGAAATTAATGATGCAGCAAAATATTACTCTTTGGAAATGCACAATAGATTATTGTATAACTTAAATCAAAAAGGGTATGTAGCAGAGGCACTACGATTAGTATTTCCTTTCTTAGAGCCTTGGAAAGAAATAGCATTAAACTATCCAAAATTGTTTGGTAGAAATCCAGCAGGTTTGAGAAAAATACAACTTGCAACAGAAAGAGGAACTAATAATGGTTTCTTTTATACAGACCCAGTGTCAGGAGAAAAATTTTATGTGACTGCTCCAACTGATTTAACAGAGTATGTTTATGGATTAGAAGATAGAGATTTAACAGGATTTGATGAAGATGTACAATTAAGACTTGCATCACCTGTGCAAGGTGCTAACTTATTTACACAGTCACCATTACCAGGTCCAGGTCCTTTAATTCAATTAGCATATAAAGTATTAAAAAAGTTTATGCCTGATTCTGAATGGACACAAAAAGTTGAAGATACCATATTTCCTTATGGATTAGGTGACCCTGGTATAGAAGGTGCTACTGTTGGTCAGCTGCCTGTATATATGCAACAAGCATACAATACAGCAACAAAAGGTCAGTTAGATGAACAAGGTTGGGCTAATGATGTAGCAAATGCTACAAAAATACTTACAGTATCTTGGCTAAAAGGATATTTACCTTATGACCCTAGAACAGATGAGGGCAGAGCTTTATTAGAAAAAGATGCTATTGATTTAGCATCAAGAATAAATGTATTTGAATCTATGGCTAAAGGTGTTGCACCATCATCACCAAGAGCAGAGGCAGCTTACAAATTAAAGTTAAATGATAGATTAGCAAATCAAGAAGATTTTTTAGATAAACAAAATCTAATAGAAGTGTTTGAATCACTTATGCCTGCTGATTATGAGTTTGGAAAATATGATGATGATTATTTTACAAATACAGTTATAACTGCAATATTCAGACAAGTAATAAATCAAGTAGAGCCAGGCGAGGAATATTTAGCATATCAAACTATTGCTTCACTTATAGGAGAAACACCAGAAGATTGGGACGCTATATATACTGCTGCATATTTAGTACAAGGAAACACAACAACATTAGGTGTATCTTTACCATCAACAGAAGAACAAGTTGAATGGTTTAGAGCAAATCCAGAAAAAGCTGAAGAGTATGAATTTACTTATAGTTTGTTTGCACCAAATGTTTATGAATATGATTTACTTGATATAAATTCTTTTTACAACCAAGTAGATGAAGGACAGAGAATAACACTTACAGTAGATGAAAAAATAGAAAGAGCACAGGAAACAGCATACAGAATAATATTTAATTATTTATATAAACCATACAGAGAGGCTTTAGCAGATGGAAAAATATCTCAAAAAGATGCAAGAGCAGAAGCAGCAGTGATAAAAGCAGAGTTATTAGAGGTGTTTCCACTAGGTACAGATGCAAGGGATTTACCAAAAACAGAATCAGTAAGTTCTTATGTGAAGTTTGAAGAACTTAAAAAAGCAGCTAATGATGAGTTTATGTTAGAAAATTCAGAACAAGCAAAAGGTTTACAACTGTTTTTATATGGTGATGAAAATAACTATGGTTTTATGCACTATGTAGATAAAGTAAGAAACAAAGAAGGTTTAAAGAAAACAACAGCAGATGGTACAGTTGTATTGTATCCTGAAGATAGTGCAATAAATTATTTAGGAAGAGAAAAAAATACACAAGCTATGAGAGATTATTTGTTTAACTGGGGTGCAGAAGTTGTAGACCAGTATCCAGATTTCGCAGGTATTTACAGGTCAAACTTCTTATACATTGTAGAATATCAGTATACGCCATAATGAGGATTTTATGATAACAGTTTACAAAGTAACAGATGATGGACAAAGTATTAAAATTAGAATTAATAAAAGCAAGTTACAAGATTATAAAAACTTAGGGTTTTCTACAGAAAAACCTGTAAATTTTAGTGAGGCTGTAGGAGAAACTGGACCATCAAGAGATATTGGTTTTGGTGATACAGAAGACACTACACCATCTCCATTTGGTTATGGTTCTTTAACACCAGATGGTCAAGGTGGTTTTGTAGATACAAATGTTTATTTGAATGGAGTTAATCCAAATGGTAATTGGTATTATCCAGGTGATGAAGATAGAGTGTTAGATGGTATGTCAGTTCAAGATATACGAACACTACAAGATAGATTAGTAAGAACACAATGGCTATCTACAGAAGATTACAGTCGTGAATATGGAAGACCAAGTGCATCAACTAGAAGTGCATTAATAAAAGCTATGACTGCATCTAATTATATATCTGGTGCTGGTTACGATACAGCAATAGACATAGAATTATTAAATCCTTTTGAAGAAATATATGTACCTAAAGCATATAGAGAAAGTGATAAAGCATCAAGATTACAAACAGTAGATGCAATATTTAGTTCTATTGGTAGAACTCCTACAAAAAAAGAAAGAAACTATTACGAAGTATTATTAAAAGAATTAGAACAAAAAGAATTTTATTCTGATGAAGCAATAGCAAGAATGGCAGTAGAAGGTCCAGAAGTTACAGTTACTGAAACAAGAAGAGCAGGTGTTGAACCATTAACAGAAAGACCTATACAGATAGTAGAAAGAGAAGAAACTGTTGAGCCTATACCTGAAGAAGTAGATGCAGTAGCAAGATTACAAGAGAGAATAAGAGGAGATTTTGAAGGTGTGCTTTCTAGGCAACAAGATGTTGCAAGAGCAAGAAACAATGTAGGTAATATAGCACAGTCAATTATGCGATTAAAAGCATTAGGTGGATAATGGATATATCACCACCAGCAATAATAATAATTCAAGAAGAAGAAACATTTAAAGATAAAGCGTATGATGATGCTAGGCCAAATTATGATTTAAAACCTGGTGACAAAATAATAGGTACTTTAACTATTGGCTATGGACATACTAATGCTGCTAGAGATGATGATGAGATAATAAAAATAGGCGATACTGTAACCAAAGAAGAAGCAGTAGAAATACTTAAAAAAGATTTACAACAATATGTAGATATTGTAAATAATAGAATGAAGTCATTTGATGTTGAACTTACACAAGAACAGTTTGATGGTTTAGTATTTGCAACTATGAACAGGCCAGAGAAAATGAGTGGTGGTGCATTGTGGAGAGCAATAGGTAGTGGTGATGAAGATAAGATTAGAAAAGAATGGTCTGAAACTATATCAGAAGCAGTAAAAGATTTTCCTGGATTAGAAGATAGAAAAGAACAAGAATTAGAATTATTTTTTTCTACACCAGACAAACCAGAAGTAGAAGTCCAAGACCCTGACAGAGGAATACCAACACCTAGTGAAACATTTGTCCCAGGTTCTTTACCAGTTGTAACTAATGAACCAAAACAAAACAACAGTGAGTTAAATATGATTTGGACTAAATTGTATAATGATTTATCAAATTCTTTTATAGATAATCCTAGAACCAAAAGAGAACAAGAGTTATTTAAAAGAAATCCTATTTACAGTAAAGCTAAAGATAAACCAGTAAAAGTAGAGTATGATAGTAAAGAGAAACAAAATTTGCACGATATTTATGCAAATATGTTAAAAGCACTATCAGAAAGTTTGATGAGATAATATGGCTGATTATGTATTTAAAGCAGAGTTAGGTTATGACAGAAGGGTTTTAGAGGACCAAGAAGGTAATAGAGTAATTGTTAATTCACAAACAGAATTTAACTATTACACAATGGCTAGACCTGGTGGTCCATTTAATGGTAGTTATTGGAAAGATATTGCTAGTGCAGGTCCAGTAACACAAGAGCTTTATGAACAGCTTACAGGTGAGTATCAAGAAAAAGAAGAACAAGGTGATACCATTGTTGAACCAGATACAGATGTTTCAGAACTAGACCCTAGTGGACCTGATGGTGGTGATGCAGGTGATGCAGGTGATGGTGCAGTAGATACATCATTTGGTGCAGGTTCTACTTCAGGTAATACTTACACAGCAAAAAGAAAAAAAAGCAATATACCTGATGGAGCTGAATTTTGGAATGTTGATGGAAAATACTATATTGTATATTTTATACCAGGAACAGGAACACCAATATATTACGATTCAAGTTTACAAGATTTAGAAAACATATTTGGTCCTGTTGAATTTCCTGATATTCAAGCAAGTATAAAAACACCAACTGATGAACAATGGGCAGGAGCAATACGATTTGGTGATTCTTTAGAATTAGCAGACCCAAATATTTACAATCCAAATCAAAGTCCTTGGGTTTCTTTTGTAGATACTTTAGCTAAAGAAGCACAAATAAGACCTTGGTTAAATAATGAAGAAATGGTTTTATTATTAGCAGAAGCTACATTAGAAGGTAGAACTGTTACAGATGCAGAGTGGCAATCTACTAATTGGTGGAGAACATCAACACAAGCTGAAAGAGATTGGTTGTTATTAGCACAATCTATATCATCAGATTTTTCAGGAGATTTACCGGCAGACGCACAAAGAAAAATAGATGATGATAGATTAGCTATTAAAAATTTAATGGAGCAATCTGGTATAGCTAATCCATCTGATGAGTTAGTTAATTGGGTTGCTCAAAGATTTACTACAGGAGTATGGTCAGAAGCATTTACATCAGACCAAATAAAAATATTGGCCGACCCTACCCTAGAAGCAGAAATAGATGAAGAATTAAATGAATTTATTACATCAGGTGAACTAGATTATGACACCACTAGGGCAGGTGAATCACAAGTTAAAAGGCTTGTGAAAGAATATTTAGGACCAGTTTTTGGTGCAAATATTACTGATATGCAAATAAATAAATGGGCAAGTATGGTAAGAAATGACCCAGATGCAGAGATAAATATTAAAGATACTTTGTTAAATATGAAAAAAGGTTTATATCCAGGATATAATGATGAACTAACTTATGAAGAGATAGCTGCACCGTGGCGAGGTTTTACAACTAATACTTGGGGTGGAACAGTAGATGAAACATCTACTCTGTTTCAAGATGTTGTGAAAAGTAATGATGTAGCTAAAGCAACGAAATTATTATATGATGCAGGATTAAAAGATGGTGGTTCAGACAAGATTAAGAACCAAGTATTGTCTAGTATGGTAGGTAAATTTGGTGCAGGTGGCGTAAGGAGAATAGTATAATGGACGAGTTTTTAAGACAAGCAAGAGCGTTACTACCTTGGTTACCAGAATCATTAATCCAGGTTTATGCAGATAGTTT